TATTAGTGGCTGAGAATATAAAGTCATCATTTTCAGAAGATGCATCGCTATAAACTGCACTTCCGTAAACCGCATTTACAGCATCATCATCAAGAGTAAAGTTTTCTGTCGTGGATGCCACGGATGTATTGCCCACATTATTACTGTTTACTGCAAATGTAGTATCTGCCCCTGGGTCTGAAAAGGATACAGTTTTGGCAGATGTATTAATTGCAGTAATTGTGTGACTGCCATTAATTGATGCATCGATATCATCCACATGAACTGTACCACTCACCGCAAACTCTGAGGCCGGAGTATCTTCAAGAGTAAGTGTCACCACATTGCTCGCTCTTACCGCATTTGTCACAATGTAATTAATTGTGGTAGGGATTGCATTACCCATTGAGGCAACTGATGTTCTACCGATGGGGTTATATGAAATCCAAGACTCTGTTAGACCCGAATAACTGACATCTATCGTAGACCAACGCTGAGATGATCCAACAGTTGTAAACACTTCATTAGCACCTGACGATGCATAGGTAATTGTGCGTGTATTGAAGTTAACCGAGGCTAAAGCAAATGTGCCATTCGGATCATCACCTGTGAAGTTTAGACCTGCAATGGTAATGTTGTTTCCTACAATAAAGGATAGGCTCGGAGTGTCATCCAATACGACTGTTACGACATCACTTGAGCGAGATGCGGATAAAATAATATAAGGCAAACGAATCGCATCCTCGCCTGTTGTGATTGATCCGAATAAAGTGTTAAGTCCCTTGCGTGGTTGCCAAGTCCCATCGTCATTCATGCGACCATTCTTGGACAATGCTACCTCACCAGGTTTTAACTGATTGGGTCGCAGACGGGCATTCATGCGCAGAAAGAAGGTGTCCCCTTCTGTCACGAATGGATCGTCTAGCTTGCCGTATGAGCGGTAACGACTCACTTCTTCTTAACCTCCTGCCAAACTTTAATACTCATGTAGACAATGGTGATCACACCTGCGATACATCCAAATAATGAGTCTAAGGACGAAAGTCCAAAGGTGGCTAATGTACCACTCAACCCTGCGACTGACACCCGATCAATCATCAGAATAAAAGGTCGAGGACGATGATGCCTAGCACTAAGGCCACAAAGACTGTAATCATTTTGCCTCGTTTTGGGAGTGTTTCAAATTTCTTTTTGAGTAGAATTAAGTTTTTCATTTTTGATCGGAAGGTCTCGGAAAGGGAGGTCGAGTGGTGGATCGAGTGACTTCTGTTTTGGCACATCTTTTCGCCACAAAAATTGGAATTGCTAAATAGCAACCAAGCACTACTGCCGCCCCGATAAGGATGCGTTTTATATAGGAAGTAAATTCAGCGAATCCACTCTTATGCTCGGCCATTCCTTGAGCTACCAGGGCACTCACATCTCCATGAGTCAAAGCCTCAATGGTTTCTTCTGCTTCTACGAGTGCATCTGCATTTTTTAATGCTTCTCCTGCAAGCACACCCGCACCCGCAGACAAACCTCCTGCCACAGGGCCGCCTGCAAGCGTTCCTACTGATCCGCCAATAACTCCGCCTAATGTCGGATAGGTCGAACGAAACGAACATCCGGCGGTCAGGAAGCATAGTGCTATCAGCAGATAAATCATATAGGATCGTCCGATGACCAATCTTCGGTCGCTAGAACTGCTAACATCTCAGAATGATCAAGTGCAGTCTTACCTTCTAGAAAGCTAGGAGTGTCGCCCTCAAACTTAACAAAAGTCTGTGTACCTGCGAGGTTGTATCTTAAAGTAGAAGGACTCGTCTCTAGCACTTGATTAAAATCTACGGAAGAGACTTCCGATGCGTCTATAATTACATAGTTTCTCATAGTTATTATGGTACTGTTGTTGAAAAGGTTGGGCCATTAGTAAGTGTTCCGTCATTCCCTCCACTACCTTGGTCAGTAATAGTAGTCCCTGTTCCTCCGTCATTATCCCCCATACGAAGCCATTGGAAAGGTGAGTAAGCAGATAAACTTGTTGGCGTACCCCCATTATAAATTGCTCGAATTTGAGTGTCACTTAATGCTGAACGGATAAAGGCGACTTCATCATATTTACCATCCCAAAAGTAGGAACTTGCAATCCCATTTTTACCTAAATAAATTTGTCGTGTACTACCCACAAAACTCACAGTAGATGTACCACTAAAAGCTGGCCCTGAACTGTTAGAAGTATTTGAGGCGTTTATTGCAGCGTCTCCTCCATCAATGTAAATTTTCCAAGATGTGCCATCTACAACCATTGCAACATGATGCCACAGATCGTCACAAATGTTTGTATCTCCGCTAGTTGTTGAACCTGCTAAAGCATTAGTGTAACTAGAAGTATTATCTTTAATTATTATATAAAAATTTTCGTTAGTTGGTCGTAGTAAATTTAATTCTTTTATACTACTCCCCGAACCTGCACCATAGGTACTAAAAAATGTCATAGAACTACTTGTATTCGAAGTCTTTATCCAAGCGGAATAGGTGCAAGTTGTTACGGATGTTGATCCTAAAGTAGCAGAGCTAGTGATGTAGTCATCCGTACCATCAAAGTCTACGGAGTAGGTATTACTGAACGCAGGGGCAGCAGTGGGTGCATTAGTTGAAAAAGTAGGCCCGTTAGTAAGTGTTCCATCATTCCCCCCACTACCCTGATCCGTAATAGTAGTTCCCGTACCTCCATCATTATCTCCCATACGCCACCAACCGACAGGATTTAGCGAGGATATGTCGTTGGGTGTCCCGCTGTTGTACATCGCTGATATGTCAGAAGCGGAAAGGGCTGAATCAAACAAGGATACTTCGTCTATTAAACCATCCCAATTATAAGTACCCGGTATGGCATAATATCTCCCGATCCCGATAAAATTTCCTTTAAAATTATTATTCGCTGTATTAGCTCCTGTTTTAGTGCCTTGCGAACTTCCATTTAAATACAGTGTTACATCTGTGCCGTCGTGAACAAATGCGATGTGATACCAAGTTGATGCTGATAAAGTTGAGATAGTCCAAGTTGGATAACCCGATCCCGGATAAGGAGTACCTGCTGATGGCCCCATGTGGTAAGTAATTGTGGTACTGTTTACTAAATGTAGATACCATCGACTCGAACCACCCACACCCGCACTGATTGGTATTGCATTTGTAGAATTGTAATTAAGCCAAAGCGAAGCACTATATGCACTACCTGTATTTAAAGCCGTAACAGTTGGGCAATCAATATAATCATCAGTACCGTCTAATTCTACGGAGTAGGTGTTCGTTATGGAGGGCAGACCCGCAGGAGCAGTAGGACTAGCGATTATTCCGCTACCAATACTTGGAAGAACAAAGGTCATCTTAGGATGCTGTGTCCCCGGCTAAAACAAATACATCAGAGGCGTAAGCGACTATACTAGCTACTCCGTACTGTGCATTGATCTTGGTGTGCGATTGTCTGTTGTAGATGGTAGTCGAAGAAGCACTGAAGGTAACTTGTCCTGCTCCTTTCTGCACAAAGCTACAATTGAATCCTACGCCTAATCCGCTTGGTACTGTAACTGTGACTGCACTAGCATTATCCAACACTACTACCTTTCCGTTGTCACTTGCGAGCAGTGTGTATGCAGTTCCTGTTTGATCGTTGATAGTAGCATCGAATCCTGAAATCGAAGTCCCATCGAAGTTGCCGTCTGTTAAATCTCCTGCTGATACGCTCTGCAATGCAGTGTCTGCTGTTGCTCCCTGGGCGGCTGTTGCGTAGGCAGTGGCATCTGTAGTAGCCGCTGTGCCCAACCCACTGATGTCAGAATTACTAAGTGTGACTGTGCCTGTCTTTCCCGCCACCGATTGAACAGGTGAGGCGGCTACCAGGTTGGCTACTGTGACTTTTTTCGTAGTGCCTTGAGCCGATCCCGTTGTATCTGATACATCCGTGATCGGAATTATGTCTGACGCATTGGGTGTTCCCCCAAGTGAACCAAGTGCTGAAATCTTCTTGTTTGCCATTTTATTTTATCTCCTAGTCGAATGCTAAAAATTGTCCTGCCTCTACCTGTAAGAATGCTCCTGCCTCTGATTGAATTACTCCATCAGGTCCGACAGGCGCACCGCTTCCTGTGAAGGGTCTTGGTACACCAACATTTAAGTCGAGCGTAAGCATTTTACATCTTGTAGGCTATAACTGCACCACTCGTTAAAGAGAATTCAGTTATCCTACCATAGATTGCTGTGTTTGCCGCCAAGGTGGTAGCGTCTTGTCCTGTGCAAATGTCTGATAAGTTTTCAACATTACTAGTAATACTTGCCAATTCTGTGTCTTCTGTTGCAAGTAATGCAAAAAAGTCTCCTGTGTTTGAAGCAGTATCGTTAATGTACTTTCCTCCGTTAAGTCCTAATCCTCTGTATTCTGATGCCATTTTAAATATTGGTTGAGTATGTTGTTCCGTAAGTTACGAATTGTATAAAGTTCTGCTGACCTTGCTGACGCTCTAGTTTATCTAGCTCCATCGTTATAAGTGATTCAGCCTGTTGAAATGCGACCTGTCCTTTTTCCATTTGACCATCTGCGGTTAGCCAATCCCCGTATGCTCCGTAAACCGCATACTCGGTGAACACATAAGGGAAGTCTGTGCTAGTAGATGTGTAGTCCTGGAAAGGTGCGCGATATAAGACAAATACGGGCTTAGTGCTGTTGCGATTTGTGAGTACAACTTTTCCATATCCACTACTTGCGTACTCCACACGGAATGCGATCTCGTTAGTGAATCCGGTATCGTAGGGATCATTATTTGATATGCGAAGGACTTCACCAATCTCAGTATTGAAATCTATCACATTCATGATGGTGGATACTGCTTCTGCTCCGCTTCCCCCGCCTCCTGAAAAGGATACTGTGGGCGCAGATGTGTAGCCTGTTCCACCTGCGGTGACTGCCACTCCGTTTACTGATCCATTGGAGTCGATTGTTGCAGTAGCGGTGGCTCCGCTTCCACCTCCCCCGCTGAAACTAACCGTTGGAACTGATGTGTACCCTGTGCCTCCACCTCCTACAGATACATTGCGCACCTGATTGTCAGGTGTTTTTTGCTCCAGGCGGATAGTGTCAGGCCATCTTGTGCGCTCCCATGCCAATCTACCAAAGCGATTGAAACTACGAACTGCCGCATTTTGCTCATCCGTAAGTAACGAGTCAACGCCCACCAGGTGTTTAAGATTGGTGAGCATCGTACTGACCGTTACTTCTCTCATGCCGCGTTGAAGCTAGGTCCGCTAAAGGACTTCTTGGTTAAGGACTCGGCCTTGAAGGATGGGTTGTCGCGAAGGTACTCTTTTATGAAGCTCTTATCGCCCCAACATCCTGGCTTAAATTGATGCCAACGAAAATAATCGCGGGCGGGGATGGATGCTTTTAATTGTCCAAGCCCATCTGCTTTGGCGGAACCCATCTCGCGGTTCTCTTTACGGCATTGTGCCTCACGCATTGCGAGTTGTGATTTTTCCATGTCCACTTCGTAACGCAAATAACGGTCGAGGTTCTTCATGAACTGCGATCCGTTTCCGCTTTTCCAACTTGGTAAGAATATTTCCGCCATTTTTAGTAAAGGTTAGAGGGAGGTCCGCATCGCGAACCCCCCTCCGTTAAAAACCCGATTAGTTAAAATATCCGTGTGCTTTAGGGCTATAACACGCAAGGCCCGCAACTAAATCTGCAAAACCTCTGCGACCTCCGCCACGATTCTCAAGCTCAGATGTAGACTCAGCTTTAAGCATGTGGATACCTACATACTCAGGATCAATAAGGAGTCCTGCGTCTGCATCAATAGTAGCCGATCCGGATGTTCTGTTTACAAACACGGATGGCACGATTGCCACATTTCCGAAATCACCCTCATAAAAATTCACAGTCAAACTGATCTTCTTACTCTCAGCAGGTTGTGTGATTTGATAATTAAGGGCAGTTGTGGAACCTTCCTGACGAGCGAAGTTTGAGATTTCGCGTTTAAGTCCAGGACCCGCAATCAAGGTGAGTTGTCCACCTGGCATTCCGTTGGCTTCGTAAAGCTCTTGGAGTACTGCGTTGAATGTAGTCTCAGTCTGTGTTCCGGTTGTGTCGTTAGCGACATTTTGGAACCCGGCAGGTACATCAGCAGGTTGACCACCAACTCCTAACCATTTGAGCATACCGCGAGTTTTGTATGGATTGGTTCCATCGTCAGCATCACGGTCTTGTGCGGAACAAACAGCGGCTTCAAGATCTCTTTTGAGTTCGCGAACTGCTTTACTTTCGGCATTTGCGTACTCGCTTGCAACTCCGGCTGTATCAACGATTTCCTGAAGATCGGAAACTGCGTAAGTTCTGCGAAGCTTTTGAACATAGTTACCAAGCTTTGCACGGTTAGCGGCTTTGTCATCAAAGGATGATGCGTCCTCGCCCTCAAGTACTCCGGCAAATGCGGCGGTACTTAAATCGTCACATTGCCACTCAAAGAATGTTCCTGTTGCGTTGCCCTTTTTAGCCATTGATACCAATGGAGTGGATTCCGGCTCCAACAAGGTGACTATATCGGTTAAATCCTCCCTGTTTCCGGCTACTGAATATGTTTTTGTAGATGCCATTTTTTATTAATTCCTTTTAAGTTTTATATAAGATTGATAGTCCGCCATAGATCCGGATTCTTCGTACTTTTTGTATGCCGCCTCCACAGCCTTCAGCTTTGCCGCTTGTGGAGTCTTCACCCTTGCCGTACCCGCCTCCGTGGATGCCACGGGCGATTTTGGTTTGGGTGCGGGTTTAGACTTTTGAGCGCTTCTTTCATTTATCGTATTCATGCCTACCACCATTGCGGCCAGGGCATAATTAGCGTTTGGTAAATGATTGACCAACGGCCTGTAAAGCTTGTGGTCTTTTACGCTCATGAACAACTTGTAGTCAGCACTTTCAGGATCTCCAAGGAAATCGAAAGTTTGTAATGCCTGCTGATCAGAATTATTACGCTCTTCAATCCATTGCTTGCGAGCAGGAGCATCCTTGCGAATTATTTTCTTCGCATTGGATCTTATCCTTTTTAGATCATTCTTAGAGTAAGTCTTATCGCCATCCTTCAAGATATACTCATTTCCATCGTCATCGTACTGCATCTCATTATCAAGTCCATCCTCTGCCCACTCAATTAAAGTGTTTAGATTCTCAACCTCCTTCATGAGTGCTTGCTCATCGTTGACATTGTGCAAGGCATTATCTTTAAGGAACTCAGGAGTATCACTAGTTTGCTCGCTTTGGGCTTGCTCGGCTTGCGCCTGCAATGCTTCATTTTCTGCAAGTAGTGCTTTCTTCTGAGCGGTAAGTCTTCCAAACCGTTTGACCGCAGATGCATTCAGGGCCTTGGCTAGGTCGCGACTTTCCTCCTCTGACAAGTTGTCCAGGTCTATTCCATACTGTGAAAGAACATCCGAAGGATTTGGGGACGGCACATTTTCTGTTTCATCCGTTTCTTCGGCGGTAGGTTCCTCGGTAGCTTCTGCAACTTCCGCAGTTTCTTCAGCGGGTTCCTCTGCTTCCTCGGTTGGAGCTTCAGGTTCCGAATCGTTAGCTTGTTTTCTTTGAAGCAATTGCTCCGCAAATTCGGCCATCGAGACATTACCATCTGCTTTCGTTTCTGTTTCCACGGAATTTTCAGAGGACTCCGAGACAACCTCTTCGGTTAATGTTTCCATAATAAATCAAGGCAGTAGCCTAGTGTAGCAAAATGTAGTATATTGTCTTGACAAAGGCAATAAAAAACCCCCTGCGCTACCCCAAGCGCAGAGGGCAAGTCACTCCTTGGGATGAGCTAAAGCTTGTAGAAAATATCTAGTTCCTCGTCTATCGCTTCGAGTTTACCTGTGATGTAAAAGTGTCTGTTTGTGTCTGCGATGTTCTCAGGAGTCTGCAACGCCCGGATAGTTTCTTCACGCATACTTTCACGCATCTCAATATATCGCTTGAAGTTAGGGTCGTTTTTGAGAGCGGACAACGCTCTAATCGCATCCTCATGGTCTATTTCGTGGTTAGTTTTGCTCATTTACGCCTGACGGGTTTTACGCGCCTGCCCATTCCCACTTTACGCTTTTCCGCTTTCTTGCGGGCAAGCTGACTCTTGGACATTTCGCTTTTTGTTTTTGGGGTTTTCTTGGAAACTCTTTTGGTTGGACGGCAATATTCGTTCTTACCACCCTGTCCACATGGTTTACCACTACGGGTATCTTTCCACTTTTCGTCCTTCCATCTTTTTAAGGATGCGCCTTTTGCGGACTTCTTTACCTGACCTTTTGATTTGCGACACTTCGCAATCTGTTGGGACGCTCTAGCAGACGGGAATACTTTTACCCGTGCTTTTACTTTCTTATAGCATGCGTCCTTTGGCATCTTACCATTTCTTACAAGACCAATACCCTGCGGTTAATTTAGACTTCTTTTCATCGCACTTATGTCTTGCTCGGAAGGATTTACGCCGTGCGGGTATATTCTTTTTGATAGACATGCTAGGGTCACCGAATCGGACAAGGCGAACTTTATCGCCCTCTTTAGCAAGAACAGCAAACTTCTTGGACTTACCGGGTGTCCTTTTCGGTTTATTATAACCACTAAAGCGTTCACCTCTGTGAGAGATACTCACTTCTTCTTACGCTTGACCATCTTCTTTCCGGTCTTCTTTGCATAAGCCTTAGCCGCCGCTTTACCCTTTGTACCGTAACCGAATTTCTTCTTACCTACCATTGGCATAATATATGTCCCTTTTTAAGCCGCTTCTGTCTGAGCGGTTTGTCCGAATTGCGTGGGAGCCGCACCGAGTCTGCCGATAACAGCGTTCTGCTTTTGTGTAATCTGCATCTGACGCTGTTGCATATAATTCTGTATACGCTCCTGCAATGCCGGATCTTGTTGAGCTTTTTGTTGAATATCAGGTTGTGATAACCACTGTTGAAATACTTGCATCTTCAGTTCATGTGCATCCTGTGGACGAACATTTGGCGGTACTCCTGCCATAAGTTCAGCAATTGTCTGCCTCTCCTCATCCACCGCTTTCTGTGATGCTGTCTCCTTGGGGATCATAATCTTCTCAGATGCACCAGGCATGATCTGTCCGACTGCAAGCTGAAGCAGTCTTTCTGTATCCAAAGTGCCTGATCTATCCAAAGCAGGGGCAAGTTCTGCAATTGCTTTTACTCTCTCCAACATTTGTTCAGGATCTTGTGTTGCCACATCAAACTGTAAATAGAAGTCAAATCTTTCGCCCGGTCTGCCTTTACTAAACTTCTGTACATCTTGCATCCCGGTAACGCGGAAAAACTCTGCATCGGGTCCATACTGCTGATACAGTGTCCATACTTGGTCGATCACATACTTGAGGTGATTAAATACCTTATTGATGGTGGATTGCTGTTTATTCTGCGCTTCCACTCGATCAACGCCTGGAGCGTTATTACCCATATAGCGGTCGAATAATTCCTGTATATATCTTCGGACTTCTATATTTCCACCATCAAACCTTGGTGTATCTGCCCATCTAATCTCACCCGGTGTCCGATATGGCACTCTTACACCCGGCCCCCATTTAGTCGGGGGTCTTCCTAAAGGGTGTTCAAGCGGGGGCAAAGTTGCTAATGATTGACGATCAATCATTGCATCTGTCTCAATCTTCGCTACCTGCTGAAGTGGTTCTCCCACTTCAGGGATTGAGCGGGATGAGTAAAGTCTCTTGCTTACATTCTCATATTTCGTAACCACGAATGGATACTTGCCATGAGCATAATCCATAAGTTCATGCTTGGCATACAACTCAGGAATATCCGGATGAAAGATTGTGCAGTAAATACCGGGAACTCCATCCTCATCAAGCAGTCTTTGATAACAGTACACTATTCTAATAGTCTCATCATCATCGCGGATTACCGCATCTTCCTGCCTAATGTTATACAGGCTATTATCTGCTTGTGTATGCTTGGCTTGATCTTTCGCCCTTTCCACAAACTCGGCATCCCATCCTTCAGAGTTAACCTTGGATTCCAACTGTTCAGGAGTCATGTGCAATACATGAAAGCAATAAGGTGCCTCCTGTGGATCTATTGTATAATTAGGAAAAATAACATCCTCGTCCGGTGCCAATGCTTTGATGCGGGGTCGATTTACGACCTGGCGGGTAACGGGGACTGTGGTTGTGCCATCCTTGCGTAGCTCGCGAAGCATCGCTTTTGCCTTGGACTTGGATACTTTAAATTGGTCTTTTAACGCGGCGGATAATTCCTCATCCATACTTCCATCCTGGATTACTTCTGCAATCTGCGGGAGCGCCTGTGCGATCTCGTCCAGGCGGATGGTTTGTTGCTGTTTAAGTTCCTTGGAGTCCCAATATACATAATGTACCATTAGGCCCTTCTCGAAAAAGTGGTTCAATCCTAATTCCAATTGATCGTAAAACTCCTCCATCTTGGAGTTCATTAACCAACGAAGGAACATGGATATTACATTTGCACGCTCAATATCACCTGATTCCACAGGGGTTGCCACGATGTGTGCGGATCTTACCGCATTTGTAGTCATGGCCACGCACTTATTTATCTGATTGTCCACCATGCGAATCTCTTGATCACTCGCACCATCCCACGGGAATACCTCCCCTGTTTGACTCAGATTGGAATGCTTCTTGAAATCATCGGACTTTCCTGCCCATAGACAATTTCTTACATCGTAATCGCGCTGTCTACG